CAGCCACCAGGGGTAGCTTTTCTTGCTGTGCCCGATGTCTGTGTAGGCGAGTGGTCGACGAGATCTCATGATGGCACCCTTCATTGCAGCCGCATGAACGGCACGACCCTGTTCATGCCATAGTTCGTTCCGAGGAGGTCCTGCTCGGTCATAGCTCGCCACTTGTCGGCTTTGTGAAAGGCCTCAACGCCGTTGACGTCGGTCCAGCCGACTACCCACTCTTCGACCAGGCCGGCGCCGTTGACGACCAGATGCTGCAGTTCCAGGAAGACCGCTGGGATCACCACCCGGTCTTCCTCGGGAAGATTGTTGTCGACGAACTCCATCGGCTCGCGCGACAGCTGCAGCATGAAGTCGACGGCACCCTCGGCCTGGGCCGGGGTCAGGCGGCCGGCGTCGATGGCCTCGGTGATGTTGGCGCTGAACTCGGCGCGCAGGCGGCTCTCGCGTTCGGTCTGGAGCTGCTGCTGCAGCGTGGTCTGCTCGGCCGCAAACTCAGCCTTGGCCTCGGCACGCGCCTCTTCGCGGGCGCGCTTCAAATCTTCTTCGGTGAGCATGGATACGTCTCCCTGTTGGGTGGGTGCGGAGAAAGAAGGGGAAGCGGGAACATCTTCGGCGCGCTGCTCGGCGGCAGCGGTGACCAGGTCATCCACATCCCACTCGGGCATTACTCGGTCGGCCTCTTCAGCGCCGAACTTGGCGATCAGGAATTCACGCAGGCGGCGCATCATGCGCGCCAGGGTGGAGGTGGCGCGCCAGTCCACGGAGTAATCGTGCGCCTCGGTCTCTGCGCTGAACTGCACCGGCGCCAGGCCATCGACTGCCGGCGGCTCGGCGCCCAGCCAGGCTATGTGACCCAGCTTCCAGCCCTTCGGGCTCGGTACCAGGCGCACGCTGCGCTCGAACAGGCGGCCATCCTTGATCAGCTTCTCGAACTGCGGCTCGACGTTCTTGCTCTTGACGTAGAGCACATCGCCCTCGCGCTTCACCTCGGCCGACTGGCCGTAGGCGAAGGGCGAATAGAGTTCCTTGTGGGTGATGACGTGCGGCGCGGGGTGGTCCGCGCTGTGGTTGGCGACGACCTGATCCAGCTCATCGTGCGTCCAGACCTTTTCGCGGCCGAGAGAATCCTTCTGGGGGCCGGCCTTGAAGATCGGAACCCAGTCCTGAAGACCTTTGAAATCGTGCTGTGTGCGCTTGCTCATGAAGCGCACTATGCGGGAGGGGGAGAAAAACGATCAGGGGGAAACGCTTCCCCCTTAGTGATTGCCGGTTCTTTTTATAGGCTGCCGGTGCAGCTTGTGCTTGTCAACAACAAGTGGAGACGACCCGAGGAGCCTGATCATGAAACGCTAACTGGAACATCATTGACATATTGCTAGCGCCTCAGCCTGACGATGCGGCTGAGGCGCTTCATTATATGAATACCCTGCCATCGCTAACCTCAAGACCTCGCTTGACCAGATCACGTTCTGACAAATTGCGGAATCTGCATCGGCAGTCTCCATGCAATGGTGGGCGCTTCACTTTCCAAATAGGATCGTCGAAGCGAAAAACCTTTGCGTGCAACCTCCGGCATTCTTCGCAGGTGCATCCATCAATAACGGAAAGCCACTGCCAGTAGGGTGCGCGGTGCGTTTCCTTCATGAACCTGGCAAACCGCTCATCCATATATCTGCGGTGCTCTTCGTCTGACACGCTGACGCACCTTACGGCTCAGCGAGCCGCTTAATGCCACCGAGGTGCTTCAGGATTGACTTCAGATCATCGATGGCCAGCTTCACTGCATCGATATCGACGATAACTCTCTCAGTCGTGTCGATGGGAGCATCCGGGTTTCGTCTGACAGGATTGGAGTATGGTCGTCCCTCTATTGTTGCTCGGAGGGCCTTATACCGCTCATCTAAAGCGGCGAGTTCTATCTCCATCTTGGCTTTCTTGAATATCGGCATCACACCATCCTCTATTACACCCGTCGCCCAACCCACACCACGACCATTCCTAAGCCCTGTCTTGAAGAATGAAGTCGATAAGATCAATTCGTTCCCGATAAATCGCTATCGCTTGCGCCTCTTTCCGGCGGGTTGCTTGCAACCAGTAGGACGGAAAAATGATGCCGCCAAAGGCAATGCCCCACAGGGTCCAATCTGGCGCCACGATCGACACGCGACCAGACAACAGTCCCCATATCATTAATGCCAGGCCGCCCAGCATCCATAACAAAGGGATATTAATAACGAATCGAATGCGTGACGCCCATAGCTTCTTGGCGCAGCGCGCGCGCTCAAAAATCAGATCATCGGTCTGACAGTGCCACAACTTTTCCTCTGCCGCGTTGATGATGTCTCTCCCAGCAACTTGCTCCACTGGACCGTGAAACTCCTGGTTCATAACTACTCCTTTTTATTGACGATATCCCTGCCTGCTGCTTGACCAACTTTACCGTGAAAATTCTGCTGCGAGCCGTCAAAGGATGAACTCTGATTTCCTGTTAGAGCTAGGGCAGCACGCACGAATGATTCGAGAGAATCCACTGATGGGGTGTGCTCGAAGGTATACCCGATCAGCGCCTGCAACTGATCAGGTGAAAACCTTGCCCCTATCCGCTCCTGCACAGCCAGCACTCGATCTAGGGCTGCCTTCGCCCGCTCTGGGCCGGACATCGCAGCCAGGGCGGCATCCTGCGGGCCGAACTGCCCCCACCTCACCCCGGTGATGACGTACTGGTAATCGAAGCCGGTTCCGGCTTCCACCAGGGCAGCCAACGCCTCGGCGGGAATTTTGACCCCCTTCTCCCAAGCAATCACAGACGTTTTTGCAACGCCGCAAATCTCTGCGATCCGCGCATGGCTCAGTTTTAGTCGCTGCCGCTCATCCCTAAATCGCTCGGTTGTTAAATCGATACCCATACCTATTGACAGGTAGCGTAAACGCTACCATACTCCCCTCATCCCGCCATTTGGCGGCCCGCGAAGCCAAAAAACGGCGGTCCTGCCAGACCGCCACCGTTTTGAAACAGGAGGCCACCCATGCAGTACACGCACTGGGCAGACCGAGCTGCCGCCCTATATAAGGCCGGCTCCTCGCCCTCGCAGGTAGCCCGCGACCTGGGGCTGAAACAGCCCAACTCGGTCAGCCAGGTGCTCCGCGAGGAAATCGCATCGTACAACATTGCGAGCCATGTGTCGGCCATCACCGGCATCCCGCTCAGCCAGCTCTTCCCGTCCGGCCGCTACAACAAGCCGCCCAAGGAAAATATGCGGCGCGCCGCAGATTTACCCACCAAGGGGAGGGCCGTGGCATGAGCCCCGTCACCCTCACCCTGACCCAGTCCGAGGTCAGTCTGCTGCTGGACGCGCTGTACGACACATATGACAAGCGGCAGGGTTCCATCGCCCGGTTCACCGACGACAAGGGTGACATCCTGCCCTACGTCCAGGGCGACGACATCCACAACCTCATCGCCAAGAAGCGCGACGAGATGGCCGTTCTTCGCGGCCTGCACAACCGCCTGATCTCCGTCTGGCGCCCAAACCAGGAGAACGCCGCATGAGCCGCTCCAAGTCCGCAAAGGCCTTCTGCATCGACTGCATGGGCGCCGGCCACAACACCAACACGGCTGACCTCGTGCGCGAATGCCCATCGACCGCGTGCCCGCTCTACCTGGTGCGCCCCTATCAGACCGGAACCGGTCGCCGCTCCCTCGCCTCGGCCATTCAGGGGCGGTGCTTCATGTGCGTCGGTGGTGATGACGACCCGCGCCCGAGCCCGAAGGTGCGAGTTCGCGATTGCGAGTGCAAAACCTGCCCCCTGTACCCGGTTCGTCCCTGGCAAAACATCACTGGGCGCGGAAACAGCCGGACGGACATCGACCAGAGCGACACCTGACAACGAGGAACCCCCTTCAAAGTCTTTCAAAAGTTCTTTGACGCGGACAACCAACACCAAGGCAGCGGATCGATGGACAAAACCAAGAATAGTGGCGATGAGCCCACGTTTCACAACTACCTTCAGGAGGCGCGGCTGGCCGAGGCGGCAGCTACCCGCCGCACCGCCCTGGCGCGTCGTCATCAACAAACGGATCAGGCCCAGGGAACGGCCACTCGTCCGGGTCCTCTGAACACAAGTCCCAATACGCAAGCCCGGCCGCTGCCGCCGTGTCACGGTACGACATCCCTGGATGCAGCTCCGGCCGATCCAGCAGGCGCAGCAGCAGCTCCGCGTACTGAAGGTGCCGAATGGCCGCAAGGGCCAGACGCCCCCCGCGTTGTGGGCTCCTGCCAGTCCCGGCGCTTCGCGCGCTGAGCGGGTGCGGCGGACACAAATGAAAGCACGTCATCTTCGTGCGCTGAGACCCACTCGACCCAGCCTCGCAGACCAAGCTGCCGCATGTCCGCCCGCAGGGCCTCTATCTCGCTGGTGGATAAAGTGGCTTTCACTTCATCCACGAATCCACGTGCTGCTGCTGCGTATTTACGCATGTCTTCCACCGGACACCTCCAATAAGCAGTCCATCCGCTCCATGAAGCGGCGCCTGGATGAGCGCCGCCGTTCGAATGAAAGTGTAGCGAATCGAGGGGACTCGGTCAGTGGCTAAACGCGGACAAAATTTCTCCAGCATTCAGCCCGATCTTTTCCAGCGACTGGCAGAGCAGGACGCGCTGGAAGCCCTGAGCGCGCAGGACCTGGACATCGGCCCGGAGCTGATGGGCGCGTTGAACCTCGCCATCCGCGAGGCGAAGAAGCGCGGCCTGTCCCGCGAACGCATCGTCGAGCGGATGAACCTCTGCCTGCCGGATGCCGAGAAGCCGATCACCCTGCGCCAGCTCAACGCCTGGACGGCGCAATCGAAGGAGTACCACGAATTCCCCGCCCGCTATCTCCCGTCCATGTGCTGGGCGACGGGCTCCATCGTCCCGCTGCTGGTACTGGCGCAGGCCATCGGCCACGACCTGGTCGATGCCCGTGACCAGGCCGCCCTGGCCCTGGGCCAGAAGCTGGTGGCGCAGGCCCAACTTTCGCGCGAAGTCATCGCGCTCAAACGTACCCTGGAGGGTTAATCAAATGGCCGTCAAGAAAACTGCTGCAAAGCCCGCTGTGAAGAAAGCCGCCCCGAAGAAGGCCGCGCCCAAGAAGGCGCCTGCCAAGAAGCCCGCGCCGAAGCCGGCCCCGGCAAAGAAGCCCGCCCAGCCGATCGTCGGCGAGCTGGTGACCGCCGCCAGCGCTACAACGCTGCCGGCAACCGTCGACAACACCATCCACGACGATGAGCTGCGCGTCATCGCGCAGCGCGTTCTCGCCATAAAGAACGATACCGATTGGGATATGCCGCTGTCTGATAACCGCCCGCTGAGCGGCAAGGAGTTAGATGCATGGCTCGACAAGAAGGACGACTTGGCCGCGGTCGGCATGATCGAGCGCGGCGTAGGATACATGCTCAAAAAACGAGAGCTTGGGCACGGCGCATTTGTTGGGTGGGCGAACGATACTGGGCGCAGCTATAGGGCGATCGCTGAAACGATGAAGGTTGCGCAGATGTTTATACATCTGTCAGAACCAAACTGGCGCCGGGCCGCCAGTTTGCCCCAGAGGAAACAGGCGGCCTTAGCGAGCGCGCCCATTCAGTTGCTCAACGAGCTATTCGACTCTGGCGCTCTTGAGCACGCCGCGCAAATGAGTCGTGAAGAACTCCGCGAACTGATCGCCCTGCGCAAGGAAGTGGAGAAACAGGACGAACGCGAGCACCACCTCAACGAGGTGATCCACAAACAGGACGAAGAGCTGCGCAAGCGCCGCGCCCTGCCCGAGGCGAACCAGCACGCCGCCGAACTGCGCCGCGCCGTCCTGGACGAAACCGAGGCGCTGCGCGCCAACGCCCACACCCTGCAGCTGGTGATGGACAGGCTCGGCCTGCTGCCGGCGGACCTGCCGCAGGCCGAGCTGGATGCCATCGTGCATCCGCTGATGTATGCGCTCCAGGGCCTGCACGCCACCGCCGCCTCGCTGCTCGACTATGGCCACGAGCGCTGCGTCGGGTTCCATCGCGACGTGGGCATCTTGCCGCCGCAGCTCAGCGATGACGAAGTCCGGCGCGCCGTCGAGGTTCACGAGGACTTCATGGACGCCGCCACCACCCGCCGCAACAACCGCCAGATGGACCTGTCCGTCGCCAAGCACGCCCGTAAGACCAAGGCCGCGGCATAAGGAGCACGACGATGGGACAGCAGCTCAAGCAAATAACCAAAGCGCTGGCACAGGCCGAGCCTGATGAGAACGCGGTGACCGGCCCCAAGAAGCGCAAGGTCGCCGCACTGGTGGCGGTGATGCGCTACGTGCGTAAGCTGCGCGTCGCGCTGGGCGGCGACAGCCTGGACCCGGCCATCGATATTTTTTCAAGACAGTTCGCTGACGGCCTGCTGCCGGGGGCCGTTGTCTCCGCCCTGACCGTGCTGCGCCCGAAGAAGGTGGACTGCCCGCACCGCGCGACGCTCTACCGCTGGGATGAGAAGTACGCCAAGCACCTGCAAGGGCGCGAGGCGGAGGCGGCGCCGCAGCACCAGGGACGGAAGCGCAAAGACTACGGCTGGGAGCTGCGCGCCCTGGCGCTGTACCACATCCCGAGCAAGCCGACCTCCGGCGCCGTGGCCGAGCAGCTGCGGGACGAAGGGTTCGACAGCGCCACCAACGACCGCGTGCGCCGCTTCCTTCAGACGATGCCGGCGACGCTCGGCCCGCAGAGCCCGCACCGGGTCGGCAAGCACTACCACGACCTCAACCGTGGCCGCTACGTGCGCCGCAACACCGACTGCCTGGATGTCGGCGAGGTCTACACAATGGACGGCCACACGGTGGACGTCTATCTGGCACACCCGATCTCCGGCGGCATCTGGCGGCCGGAGCTGACGGTAGTGGAGTGCGTGAAGTCGCGTTTCATACCCGGCTGGTACCTGTCAGAGGCGGAGTCCACGCATAGCTCCATGCTGGCGCTGTCGCACGCCATGCTGGGACACGATCACGTCCCGGCCTGGATGCACGTCGACAACGGCTCCGGCTTCAAGGCCAAGGCCATGAGCGATGAGGCAGTCGGATTCTACGCCCGCTTCTCCATTCAGCCGATGTTCTCGATCCCCGGCAACTCGAAAGGCCGCGGCCACATCGAGCGCCTGTTCCGCACCATCCGTGACAAACACGACAAGCTATTCATGGGCGGGATGTTCTACTGCGGCGACGACATGGCACCGGAGATCAACCGCCGCCTGCACGACCAGCTCAAGCAGGGCAAGCGCGCGCTGCCGACCCTGGCGCAGTACCGCGACTCTCTGGCGCGCTTCCTTGAGCGTTACTGCAACACCAAGCACAGCGCGCACGGGCGCACGCCGGCCGATGTGTGGGACGAGCTGGAGCGCGTTCCGCTGGAGGTTCCGGCCGACGCCACCGTGCGCGAACGCACCACCCGCACCATCCGCCGCGCCGCCATCGAGCTGCACAAACGCGTGTACAGCCACACCGACCTGGCGCTCTACAACGACCGTGTGCTGCCGGTGGAGTACTCGATCCACGACGACGCCCATGTGTACGTCTACGACGAACAGGATCGCCTGGTGTGCGTCGCCGAGCTGGTGACCAAGGCCGACTACCTGCCGGCCTCGCGCCTGGAAGAGCAGCGCCAGCGCCGCAAGGAAGGCCAGCTCAAGCGCCTGCAGAAGAAGGTGGCCGAGGTGGAGGCGCAGCACGGCAACGCCATCACCCACGACCAGCAGATGGAACAGATCGCCGCGCTCCTGGAGCCGGCGCGCCCGGCGCCTGCCCTGGAGCAGGCCGAAGGCGAAACCCTGGATTTGCTCTCGCCCCTGTTGCGGGGCCGGGCAAAAGAAAAGGGAGACAGCCCGCTACGGCTGTCCCCCTTGGATATCGACGGGGAGTAGAGGCCCCGCCTGAATCAATACAACGATAAGGAGTATAGCGCATGAGCAAACCCGAAGGCATCAACCCGACCGGCGGCAAGGCCGTCGATCATCGTCTCGCCCTGATGGAGTACCCGACGACCTGGGCGCCGAACTATGACGACGACGACAAGGCCGCCGTGTGCCGCATCATCGACTGGATCAACGCTGGCCAGTCCCATGCCCCCGGCTACGCCAACCAGCGCAACCAGACCAAGCTGGCCCGCGCCACCGGGATCGCCCAGGGCACCCTCAACCCTATCCTGCTCGGCAAGTACGTCAGCCCGCCCAAGGCGCAGCTCGCCACGCTGCTCGACCACATCGGCCGCGAGGCGGCGCGCGCGTCCAACGTCAAGGTGCCGTTCGTGCCCACGTCGGTGCACCAGACCGTGGAGTTCGTTTGCAAGCGCGCGCACCAGTACCGCGACGTGGGTATCGTCTCCGGCGAGGTGGGCGTGGGCAAGACCACGGCGGTGAAACGCTACGCGGATAACACCCCCAACGTCATCCTGGTGGAAGGATCGCCGGATATGAACGCCATCGTTCTGCTGCGCGAGCTGGTGGACCTCACCGGCGCCGTGGTGCAGAAGTCGAACCGCTACGCCGTGGGCACCAAGTCCGAAATGTTTCGCGCCATCGTCAAGGCGCTGCGCGGCACCGACAAGCTGCTGGTGCTCGACGAAGCCGACAAGGTCGCCGACTCCGCCCTGGAGTATGCGCGCCGCATTTCCGACATCGCCGAGATCGGCCTGGTGCTGGTCGGCACCGAGAAGCTGCGGCCGATGGTCGAAGACCCGCGCGGCAAGCACGGCCAGATCAGTTCCCGCGTCGGGTTCTGGCCGGCGGTGATCAAGTCCATCAAGCGCACCGACGCCGTGCTGATCGTGCGCGGCGCCTTCGACGGCCGCGAAGCGCCGGATGAGGAAACCCTGGATGCATTCTGGCAGATGTGCGACGGCCGCGCCCGCGTACTCGCCAAGTTGGTGCGCAACGTCATCGAGCTGTGCCTCGACAAGGGCCACGACCTGACCCCGCGCCTGGTGTTTGAAGCCGGCCAGCAGCTCATGGGCCTCAAGCGCCCGAAGGGGGTGTGAGATGGACCTTGATTACGAAACTGCGGCGGCGTGTCCACAAAATCCTGAACTCTGGGATATGACGGTTCGCGCATTGCGTTACGCGCTGGAGATCACTATCGCCTGGTACAACGAACAGGGTGACCTCACCGATACAACCGTTATCACTGCGATGGGTAAGCCGCATATCGCCTGGTATGACGCCTATCGCGTAGCGCGGAGCTTGGCACGCGGGCGACCGGTTCAGGTGAAGGAGAAGAGATATCAGCGCACGACCAACGGAATTGAGGTGATCGCATGACCACTTACGCTGACGAATACATCGAGCACTGGGGCGGCGTCTTCACCGCCCGCGACCTGTACCACCAGCACGGTGTCCGCTTCGACACGTTCCTGCTGGCGCCGCAGGAGATCCTGGACTCCATCGCCCAGCTGCCGCCGCGTGTGGCTCCGCTGCTGCCGGCGCAGGCCGCCGCCATGCACCGCGACCTGGAGGAAGCGCTGGTGCCGAATGGGGCCCAGATGCGCGAGCGCGGCTACGTGCAGCGCATGCGCCACCACGCCTATGCCGTGTCGACCCTGCACCACAACAACCGGAGGGCGCAGGTATGAACGCTACCGGACTGTTGCCCGTGCTTTGTCAGCACACCCAGGAATCGCCCCTGTGTGATCCCAACACCGCCTGGCATTGCGTCGGTTACGGGCTGCCTCCATGCGAGGCGGCAGCCAAGCGCAAGGCCGACCTGGAATACAGGACGGCTCAGGGCGAGATCGTTCCGCTGGGCGTCGAGTCGGCACCTCCGGGGGTGGGTCATGGTGGCGACTGATGTGCAGCTGCTGCACCACCTCGACGATGACCCGGCGCTGCTGGTGTTCCTTTCGCCGCGCCGCTTCGAGCTGATGACGCCTGCCGCTGCCTGCAAGCTGCGTGACCAGCTGCAGGCTGCTCTCGCATCCGTAGGATGGGTAGAGCGCGGCGAAACCCATCAATGCCAACCGGAGCAGCTCACGCTCATCGATGGCGACGGGGATCTGCCTTGGATATTGCAGAGGCAGATGTCATGAGGCCCGCACAGCGCACCCCTTCCGTCGCCTGGTGCTGGCGCGGCGTCGGCTTCAGCGTCGGCCTGGGCGGGCTCACCGGGCTGTGGGGCGAGCCCTCCGGCCTGTTCCGCGTCACGCAGTACCTGGTGTCGCTGCACCTCACCTCATCGTTGGGCTTCAACGCCGTAGTTCTGGTGCTCGGTCCGCTGCGCCTCTCGGTCGGCTGGAAGGTTCGTGCATGAGCGTGCATGGCGTCTGTCCCGAGTGCGGCGGTGTCCGCCCTATCGCCGAGTACCTGTCCGAGGCGCGGGCGCGCCAGGCGCTGCACGCGGCGCTGAAGCTCGACCCGCGCCTCGCCGATCCGGTGCTGGAGTATCTGGCGCTGTTCGCGCCGGCGGGCCGCAAGCTGGCCAGCAACAAGCTGGTGCGCGTGCTCTCCGAGCTGGGGGAGCTGGTGGCCTCCGGCCAGGTGGAACACAAGAAGGTGATCCACCCCGCGCCGGTGGACTACTGGCGCATGGGCCTGGAGGAAATGCTCGCCGCACGCGAGCGGCTGACGCTGCCGCTCAGCAACCACAACTACCTGCGTGCCGTCGTCGCCGGCATCGCCACCAAGGCCGGCGGCCGGCAGGAGCAGAAGCAGGAAGAGCAGCTGCGCAATCCATCGCGCCGCGTGGGTCACCAGGGCGGCCCGGTGCAGGTGTTGGAGAAGGCAAAGCCGGTAGCACCGCCGCCGGACTGGAAAAATCAGGCACTGAACGGAGGGAACAAAACCGATGCGTGAAATAGACCGGGCGGAATTCAAGGCGCGGGTGCGCGAAATCCTCGCGTGCCATGTCGGGCCGGATGAGTGCGTTTCGATGTACCGGCTCTATCAGGTCATCACCGGCCACCCGATCATCCCGATGCGCAAGGTCAACCAGACGCGTCTGATCCGTTCGGTCATCGCCGAGCTGCAGGAGGACGGCGAACCCATCGTCCACAAGTCCGGACAGGAGGGCGGCTACTACACCGCCGAAACGAAGGCGGAACTCGAACAGGAAGCCGCCTGGTTCCGCAAGCGAGCCCTGTCCGCCTTCCGCCGCGAAAAGATGCTGCGGCGAATCAGCGACGAAGAGCTGCTGCGCCAGTACGCCCTGGAACTCAATGTAGGTCGGGTTAGCGAAGCGTAACCCGACGAATCAAACCGAGGAGAAGCACCCCATGAACATGCAACAAATCGAACAACTCTCCGCCATCTACGCCACCGAGCGCGATGCGCTCGCCGCCCTGGTGACGGACATGAACGACGCCATCGAGCAGGTCAAACGCGCCCGCCTGGCCGCCATCAAGACGGCTGTGCAGAAGGCCCGCCAAGCGCAGGCCGATCTCAAGGCCGCCATCGAGGACGGCAAGAGCCTGTTCGACAAGCCGCGCACCCGCGTGCTGCACGGCGTCAAGGTCGGCCTCACCAAGCAGCGCGGCTCCGTTGAATTCGACGACGAAGAAAAGGTCATCGCCCGTATCCGCGCCCAGCTCCCGGAAGACCAGGTGGAGCTGCTGGTGCGCGTCAAGGAATCGGTCTACAAGCAAGCCGTCTACGACCTCAAGGCCGCCGATCTCAAACGCCTCGGCATCCGCATCAGCGCCGACTGCGACGCTGTGGTGATCAAGTCCGTCGACAGCGAGGTGGACAAGCTGGTCAGCGCGCTGCTGGCCGAGGACGCCGAAGAGGCGATGGAGAACGCGGCATGAGTGGCGTCACCTGTCCGAAGCACCAGACCGGCGGCGGGCCGTGCTACTGCCAGCAGATGCACACCTGCCGCTGTGGCGCCACGGTGGAGCGCAGCAAGACGGTTGAGTACCGGACCAAGGGCTGGCAGCCGCGCCGCGTATGCAAGTCCTGCCACATCGAAGGCAATCTGCCGAAGAGCTGGAAATGTGTCGGAGAGGATGCAGTCTCCAACCCGTTCGTCAATATCGATGGCGTGGGCGCTGTGGACGGGGCCAGTCGCCTGATGATGGTGGATCGGTTCGACATAGACCAGTGCCGAGCAGGACTGACTGTGGCCGGGCTGCAGAAGGCCGTTGAGAAGAAGCTCCTGTCACGCATCCGCAAGCTAGGTAGGGCGTAGTTGATGAAACTCCAGATCAACAGCAATGGGGCCTGGCGCAACGTCCTCGACTATGTCCAGGAATACGACGTGGCCGTGCGAGTTCACGCCGCGAACCTCGCCGCGCTCTCCGGCGACAAGCTCCGAGTGTTGCATGACGACGGTAAGCCGGCCGCGTACTGGAAGAGGGAAACCGGCTGGGAAGAGTGGACACGCTGATGAAAGAAACCCCACGCCAGGACGCCTACCGTCACCATCTCTACCGTGTGCTCATGGCGGGCAAGCGCTGCCTGAGCATGGAAGAGGAAGACTATCGGAAAATTCTGGAGCGCAACGGCGCGAGCCTGATCGGCGACAAGTACTCCGCCACCACCATGACCATCGACGGCCTCAAGGCGGCCATCGACGAAATGCGCGCCAAGGGATTCACGCCCCAGGGCAAGACGCTCGCCACCGCCGCCGCCTGGCGCAAGCCGCGCATCGCCAAGATCACCGCCATCTGGTGCGCGCTGGCCGACGCCGGTGTGGTGAAGAACCGCGGCGAAGCGGCGATGGTGAAGTTCTGCGCGCGCATCACCGGCAAGGCCCGGCTGGAATGGGCGGAAAGCGAAGACCTCAACAACTGCATCCAGGCCCTGCGTGCCTGGGCCAAGAACACTGGCGTGAAGCTGGAAGAGTGATGACCGAGCCGGCCGCCGATCTCGACCTGGTGAACCCCGACCTGCTGCCACCGCAGGTCCGGGAGCTGGTGCGCCTGATCGGTCTGCCGCAGACCCTCGCCCTGCTCAAGGCCCGCGGCGGCCGCCCCCTGGCCGTCGCCGTCCACCCGGAACAATGCGTCACGTTGCGCGGCATCCTATCACGCGAAGCACTCGCCGCCCTCTGCGAGGAACACGGCGGCACCACCCTCGACCTGCCCAAGGCCGACAAGGTCAACCTGCAGCTGCGCAACCACTACATCGCCGAGGCCCGCGCCGCCGGCGCTAAGAGCGGCCGCCAGCTCGCCGCCGAGCTGGGCCTCACCTGGCGGCAGATAAAATACATCAGCGCCGAAGCGCGCAAGACAGACGACAACCAGGGAGACCTGTTCTGATGACGCAAGACACCACACTCCAGGAACTGGCGACCCAGTGCCTTGACGAAGCCGGCGGCGACAGGTATCGCGCCGCAGAACAACTCTACCAGCGACTCGACGACAAGCAAAAGGCGGAGCTGCTGGAGCGCTACCTGGATAAGGCCATCTGGGATTTGCTTCGCAGCCTGGGAAAGCGGTCGCAGCCGCGGCGCAGCGTCGACAATCCGGCGCCCGTAGCAGCCTCTTCGAGCGGCGGAAGTAACAATGCAAGCAAGGGTCCGGCGGCCCCGGTACTGGTGGTCGGCCTGATGCGCC